CGCGGCGCAGGGCGACGAGCTCGGGCGGGTCGACCTCTCCGGTGGAGGGGACGCCGGGCGGGTCACCGAGGAGGGCGGTCAGCTCGACGCCGAGGCCCTTGGCGAGGGAGTGAAGGGTGGGGAGCCGAGCGGAGTGCTTCCGCTTCTGCTCCAGCTTCTTGATCAGGTCCACGGACAGACTGGAACGCTCCGCCAGGCCCTCTTGGGTCAGGCTTGCCATTCGTCGGAGCCGTGCGAGGCGGTCCCCCAAGTGCTCTGCCATGCTTCGAGGGTACGGTGTGCGCACTGAGTGTGAGTAGGCATGACAGAACCGCGCGACCAGCGGGGATCATGTACCCAAAATCAGTAACACTCGAACGAGCGATCCAGCTTTGGGGTAACCTCTGGGACGTGATGAATCGAGGGGGGCCCACCGTACGGGCCGACATTTACGTGCGTATCAGTAAGGATCTCACGGGGGAGGAACTGGGCGTCCAGCGCCAGGAGGAGGCGTGCCGGGAGCTGGCTGCCAGCCTCGGCATGGAGGTGCGCTACGTCTTCGTCGACAACGACCTGAGCGCCACCAAGAAGAACGTCACCCGCCCGGACTTCGAGGCGCTGCTTGTCAGCAAGCCCGAGGCGATCATCTGCTGGCACACCGACCGGCTCATCCGCGTGACGCGGGACCTGGAGCGGGTGATCGACCTCAAGGTCAACGTCCACGCCGTGATGGCTGGACACCTGGACCTCTCCACTCCTGCCGGTCGAGCAGTCGCCCGCACGGTGACGGCCTGGGCCACGTACGAGGGTGAGCAGAAGGCTGAGCGACAGAAGCTGGCCAACATCCAGGCAGCCCGAGCGGGCAAGCCGTACACCGCGGGCATCCGCCCCTTCGGGTATGGCGACGACCACCTGACGGTCATCGAGGACGAGGCTGCGGCCATCCGCGAGGGCGCCAAGATGGTGCTCCAGGGCTGGTCTCTGTCGGCCGTGGCTCGCTACTGGACGGAGCTCAAGCTCCAGTCTCCTCGCAGCCTCGTTCGGGGTGCCGACGCATGGACTCTGCGCGGAGTGAAGAAGGTGCTGACGTCCCCGCGCTACGTGGGGCAGTCGACGTACCACGGCGAGGTCATGGGCAAGGCTCAGTGGCCCGCGATCCTCGACGAGGAGACCTTCTACGGTGCCGTCGCCATCCTCAACAACCCGGAGCGGTTCTCGGGTGGCAAGCGGACGGGCCGGACGCCGGGAACTCTGCTCGCAGGCATCGCGCTGTGCGGGGAGTGCGGCCAGACGGTCAACGGTCGTGGTTACCGGGGCGTGTTGGTCTACGGATGCAAGGACACGCACACCCGGACCCCTCGGAGCATCGCTGACAACCGTGCGGGCACTGCAACCCTCGCCCGGCTCATGTTCCCCGACTTCCTGGGGCAGATCCTGGGCTCTGGGCAGGCGGAGGAGGGCGAGTCGGCAGCGTCCCTGCACTCGGAGGCCCAGACGCTGCGCGAGCGCCTTGACGGGCTGGCTACGGCTTACGCGGAGGGTGCGATCAGCCTGTCGCAGATGACGGCCGGCTCGGCGGCGATCAACAAGAAGCTCGAAGCCGTCGAGGCTGAGCTGGTCGGGTCGGCTGGCATCCCGCCGCTCGATCCGGTGACTGGAGTGGCTGGTCTGATCAAGGGGTGGCCTGGCAGTCCACTCCCGACGCAGCGAGCGTGGGTGGACTTCTGCTTGGTGGTCACGCTGAACCCTCAGCAGGGCAAGCACACGCGGAACATGACCACGGACGATCATGTGACCGTCGAGTGGCGTGACGTAGCCGAGTAGCAGATACGACGAAGCCCCGGCTACCCCCTTTCGGGGGTACCGGGGCCTTGTCTTGTCGTCAGCTACGGGGCGACGCGTCCGTTCTCGCTGAACGCGACGTACGTGAGCGGCATCAGCTCGGCGAAGTGGTCTTCCATCTCCTCGGCCACCATCTCGATCTCCCGCTGCGGGAAGCTGGGCTGGATGGCGTCCGCGCTCTGGGTGCGCAGTCCGAGGAAGTGCATCAGGCTGCGGGCGTTGCATGTCACGTAGTAGGAGGTGAAGATGCCCACCGGCAGGACCATGCGGGCTACCTCGCGGGCGATGCCTGCGTCGAGCATGCCTTGGTAGGCGTCGTACGCCTCGGTGTAGGCGCTGGTCATGTAGGCGGTCATGCAGTCGTGCTGGCCGGCGTTTCCGGGCTCGAAGATGTAGGCGCCGGGCTTGCCGACCTGGACGAGGTTGCGGTTGGAGTCAGGGACGTAGAAGACGGGCTTCAGTTCCTTGTAGCGTCCCGACTCCTCGTTGTACGAGTGGCCGGCGCGGTGACGCATGTGCTCGCGGGCCACGAACAGCGGGGCCTCGACGTAGAAGGTGAACGAGGTGTGCTCGAAGGGGCTGCCGTGCCGGTCCCGCATCAGGTAGTTGATCAGGCCCTGGTCTCGGGTCAGGTCGACGACGCGGTCGTGGCTGGCACCCACGGTGCTGACGCGGGCCGCGGTGGCTACGTCGGAGTCGGTGGCGCTGGCCTTGACGAGCTCGACGGTGACGTCACTGCGGGTCTGGATGATGGTCATGATGCGGGGATCTCCTCGTCGTACATGTAGAGCTCGTTCACGTGGTGCACTCGGGTGCCGTACTTGCCCTCCAGATCGGAGAGCTGGCGCCTCAGCCGGTCAGCCTCCCGACTCAGGCCGAGGCCGGTGTGGAATACCCGCTTGGGCTGGCGTCCGTTCAGGCGGCCGAAGGCGGCGACCCCGTTCAGGGTGTAGACGTTGTCCCGGTTGAACTCGGGGTAGATGCGGGCCTGGTGGAAGCCGTAGACGATCAGGATGTCTTCGTCGGTGACAGGTTCGAGCGCGATGGCGTCAGTCACAGTTGCACACCCTCTCCGAGGTGAGCCAGGGCCTCATGCAGAGCCTTGACGGTGATGGTTTCCTTGCTGTCCCGACTGGCGTGCTCCTGGCGCAGCACCTGGTTCTCAGAGACGAGCTCCTGCACCCCGGTCAGCACCCGAGCCATGTTCCTGGGGCTCCAGACGTTGCCGTCCAGCGGGCGGATGAAGGCGGAGCTGAGCTGCACTCCGATCACCTTCGCGATCTGGGCCACGATCTCTCGGGCCTCCCCGCCCTGCGAGTTCTGCTTGTAGGCGGCCTCGCAGTGGCCGGCGCGGCACAGCTCGACCTCTCGGACGACGTCAGCCAGGTCACCAGCCAGCCCGCCCACCTTGGGTGCCGGCTCGGCCTCCAGGTGCTCGATCTCAGCCGCCTTCATGTAGTCCATCGGACCCTCGAACACCATCGACTCAGCCTTGATGGCCTCGATGTCCACCTCGCCCGCGTTCCGCGCATCTTCCGCGATGCGCTGACCCTCGGCGACCCAGTCCCATCCGTTACTCACTTCGCTACCTCCTTGACTCGGTTCTCGTACGACGATCGGGACTCGGACGTCAGGTGGAAGCCACCCTGGTCGCACTGGTACCAGCGGGACTCCACCTTCAGGCCCCGCATGGTGCCTCGCGCCTCGCCCTGTCGGCTTCGCTTGGCTCGGGCTCGGCCGAGCGCCTTCTCTGCGTCTCGCTCAGTCAGAAACCCCCGCTTGCCACCACAAGGGCAGCTCCTCCACTCACAGCTCATTGATGTTCTTCGCCGTTCCCTTCCGTGCCGTCGTCTTCTTCTTCGCCTTCAGTGCCGGGTCATCCTTGACGAAACGGTCACAGTTACACACTTCCAGGTGGCACTTGCCACGGCTTGCACCGTCGACCGCATGGGTCCAGGGGGCGTGTCCACACTCGGGGTTCCAGCAGTAGCCGGGCCACCCGTCCTTCTTGCCGTCATGGTTGGCGAGCATGACCCCCGAGGAAGTCAGGGGCACCACCCTGCCGGTACCTCCGAAGCTCATCTTCTTGGCGAAGCTCTCCGCCTCAGCGACGGCACCGAAGGGGCCGAAGTTCAGGCCCTTGCTGCCGTCCGCCCAGGTGTGCACCATCACGAACAGGTCCCGCATCTGAAGCATGTCCCCGACCTCCTTGATCACAGCCTTGGCCAGTTGCTCCGGGCTGTCGAAGGTGGGGTCTTCGAGTATGTCGACCACCTTCTTGATCTCATGGGCTCGGGGGGTGATCCTCACTCCCGACCTCCTCTCTCGATGACCCGCACTCCCCAGCGCCGGGTGTTGACGTAGGCGATCATGTTCTGTGTCGCCGTCTTGCTTGGGCTGTACCAGTGGCCGCCTCGCTTGAAGAGGGGCGTGTCCCGCTTGTCCTGGATCACGATCTCGGTGCCGTCAGGCAGTTCGTCGAGCTCTCGGATCGTTCTGATGGTCACAGTATCACACGCTCACACTTGCACAAGTTCGGCGACGCCGTGCAGCTTGGCATGCAGGTCATCCACCGACCCGTCGTTGATCAGCACGTGATCGAAGGGCCAGTCGTCGAGCGCGGTCTCGCTGATGTGCGCCCGTCCGTACTTGTCCTTGGTTGGGCCGACGTTCGGCCTCTCTACCCGGATCATCACGCCACCTCGGTCGACGACGGCTTGCGCCTCGTTCGGGAAGCGCACGTCGGTCACCACCAGGCCCGGCGCATCATGGTGCGAGGCGAACAGGGCCTCCACCCACACGTCCTCGCCGAGCACGCGCCGGCCAGCCTCTGTGCCCGTGCGCTGGAGCAGGGAGCGAACCTCGGGGTACGTCGTCTTGGCGTAGTCCCACCCGGTCTGGTCGACCAGCCTTCGCAGGCGCAGGCTCCCGGCACCGTAGTGTCCAGGGATCAACGGGTTCACCGCGTACAGGAACTCTCGCAGCTTGTCGGCGTAGGCCGCCTGCCTCCAGCCTCGTTCGACCAGGGCGTTCGCTGCTTCGTTCTTACCGGACCTCGCGTAGCCGCTCAGTCCGACGATCAGGTCGGTCACTTCCAGCCCACCTTCGCTTCGACTTCCTCCCACACACGCAGGCCCTGCACGTTGGTGCCGACGTAGTCCTTCACGTCCTGCCGGATCTGCGCTGCACCCTCCATGCCGAACGATCGCGTCCACTCGGCCGGGTCCTCGATGTCCACCGTGATGGTGATGGCAACCTTCACTGCTCGTTCTCCTCGGGGTAGGTGGGGAAGATCAGGGCCGCCGCCTCGGCGTGCCCGGCGTCAGTCAGTCGGTCGGCGCAGTCACGCTGTGCCGCACGTGCGATGTCCATCAGCTTGGCCACCGACTCCTCGTACTCCTGGCCGTACTTGTCGTACGTCAGCTCGGAGATGGCGCTCTCTACTGTCGGCGCCCACCGCGGAACGCCATGGATGTACTCCCACCCGGTGCTCTGCCTGCTCAAGTCAGACCGTCTCGAAGTAGAAGGACTCGTTCAGGTCGCCCGCCTTGACGAGCTCACCATCCAGGCTCAGGAACTCACGGTCCTCGGTGATGGCGACCGAGTGGACTCGGGCCCGGCCTTCGATGAACGCGATGCCCAGGTCAGTGATCGACCACCTCTGCTCCTGCTCGCGCTTGGCCAGCCCGAACCAGGCCAGCTTGGCAAACACTGCGTACTCAGCGTTGGTGAGTTCGAGGTCGTCCCGCTTCAGGGCCTGCCCACCATGGAGGTACAGCTTGCCGAGACCAGAGACCTCGTTCTTACCGATGCGGCTGCGCTTCTGCACTGTCGTGCTCCTCTCACCGTGGCTGCCATCTTCAGGAGGTGGGCACCACCCCACCCCGACCTCCTCCCGGAGGTTTCGGCTTGTCACACATGCACACTCAGGTCGTCGTCTTGTACCCGTCGAAGCACGTCACGTACGAGGTGTCGCCCACCTTGGCCCAGCAGAACTGGTGCCCGTCGTACGTACCCCAGTGCTCCTTGCCTGCCTTCTTCTGGGCGGCGTTGAACTTCAGGCGGGCGGCCTGGTCGTTCAGCTTCGGGTTCAGGTACGTCACGTTGCCAGCGCGGTCGATGTAGTACGAGTACCCCTTGCCGTTGCCGCGCTTGGCCGCATCCCAGTAGCAGTTACGGATGACGGTGTTGTCCTCCGAGCAGGGCCGCGTCGGCAGATGGAACACGGGGACGTACTTCACCTTGGCGGGCAGGGTCACGGGCTTGGCGTCCGAGGCGGAGGCCGGCGAGTTCCAGGTCAGCGAGCCCAGCAGGGCGAGGGCGAGGAACGTCAGGACGTATCGGGCTGCGATCTTCATGGGATGTCTCCTTCATGGTGACCTCTCCAGTGCGGGGAGGCTGCGGCTTGGGCGGGAGCTTGTACCGGTAGGCGGTCAGCTCGGGGATCTCATGCGGTTCAGCTACGCCGTTCTCGACGGCGACTCGGTAGACGGTGGCGAACAGTGCGACCGACTGCTTCACGATCTCGCTGTAGCTCAGGCCGGTCGGGGCCAGGTCTTGCACGTTGCGGGCCAGCTCCTTGTCGACCCGCGCACTCAACTGCCGGGGCATGTCACTCATGCCAGGACCACCTCCGGTGTAATGACGCCCTCCTCGGTGATCAGGCGGGCGTCGATCAGCCTGCTGCCCGTGTCCCAGTAGTGGCGGCCGAGCTTCCAGCACATCCCGCTCTTGATCAGCAGGGCGAAGAGCTCCAGCGTCTCGCTGTCGTCCAGCTCCCCCGCCTCGTAGCTCATCAGGTCGATGACCAGGTCTCCCATGCGGCTCACTTGGAACCCTCCTCGATCTTGGTCAGCAGTGCGGCGGCGAGTCGGAAGCCGATGAAGAACAGGGCCAGGTCGGCGTGCCCTTCAGGGGTGTCCGGGCTGGGCTTACCAGCCTCGGCGAGGTTCTCCTTGTAGGCACTCAAGTCCACGAACCGGCGCCACTTCACGCCGAGTTCGGCGGTGTTGCCGATGTCCGCGGCGGCGTCCTGGATGGCCTCGCGGTAGGGGGCGACCTCTCCGTACTCCTGGACCAGGTCGACCACCTTGTCCCGCACGAGGGCGAGGAAGTCGGCACCCTCACTCACTCGCGAGTCGGGCTCGGCGCACTGGGCGAGGCGGGCCAGGGTCGGCGGGTCGTAGTGGTTGATCTGCTCGATGATGTCCATCGGTCACACCTTCACAGTTGGTTGGCTCATCAGGAGAGGAGATCCACTCCCCCCGACCACCCCTCCGGGTGGTTTCGCCTTGATGTAGTGACAGTATCACAAGTGCGCAGGTTGCACAGCATCACCCGTAGCGAATCTCCCCCAGGGCTGCGAGCTGGATGATGACGTCCGCCGTACCCGCGTCGATGTGCGAGGCGTCGATGCCGTCCTTGTCGGTCCGGTCGATCCAGGACTGCACGATGTAGCCGTGGTACTCCCGGTTCACGAACTCCTGATCGAGGTCCAGCAGTCTGGCGTACGCCACTCGCACCTGGTCCTTGCTCAGGTAGTGCACCGCCTCGACCTCGCGCTCGCCTCCGAGGTAGAAGTCCACTCCCTGTCCCTCGACGATGGTGTACGTCTT